ACCCTCTGTCGCCCGGTACGGTTGTACCGAGCCTCCCCTTGGCGTCATAGAACGCGGAAACGGACGTCTCCTTCGCGGAAAAACGTCCGAGCCCGTGGCCCCGGCGCCTAAGGAAACCCACACGCGACGAAAAAGAAATGTCGCAGAAAGGAGCTTCCTCGAAATACTCTCCAGAGCTATTCGCATAGATAGAGTAGCATGGGAGCACGTAGTCCTTTGGCCTCACGAGAAAGTCTCGTCGTGGCTTCAGGGTATACGTGTCGAAAAGGTAACCACTCCACCCCTTCCCTCGACCGTAAGGCCGAGGCGTGCCACCGATTAGGTGGCCGTCTCCATACCCGTCGGGCCCGTAGAGTCTTATGGACTCAGGGACCCATTCAAGTACTGCAGAGGCGAATTCGGGTAAGTCGTGGCGCACATAATAATTGTGCAACACGAACATCGTCTCACCCGATAAAGGTCCGTTCAAGTAGAACGGTCTGACATCGGTTCCCGATAAGTAGTCCTTCCCGCAAGATTCACGGAAAGGCCCAGAAGAGAAGCTCTTTTGGCGGTTGACCCGAAAGCCAACTGCCTCTAGGACTTCCACAATAAGGGGGACAACACCTACAGGAACGATTATGTCGTCCCCATAGGCAGTCACCTTACCCTGATCCGAGACCTCGTCTGCGCAGGCTTTTGCCAACGCGTAGAAGATCAACGTCTCAAGGGGGAAGGTGAAACCGTTCCCCATCGTTGAGAACTTCTGGAGCTCAAAAAGCTCCCCTTTATATTCCACGGTTCCAGTACGGAGCCGCGAAAGTAGGAGGAACCAGTCCCAGGGTAGCAAGTCCATTACTAGACTATACGCCACTGAGTCCGAGGCACTACTCAGGTCGAGGGTTGCTAAAGCCCCCGTAAGTGAACCTTCCAGAGCAAGGCGCTGGTTAAGCGTCTGGTCCCGGATGTCCACGCCCGAACGCCTTAGGCGACCGGCCATATAAGCGCCTACCCCTAGCTGGAACATTGAGTTCAGCATGGGCTCGATCGCTATTGACCTATAGGTCTTAGCGTTCTTCGGAACGAAGTCCAAGCGACCTGCCGTGATGGTAACGTCGACTTGGACCGTGTCAGGTGCCTCCACACCTTCTTGCGAAGGGGGAAACACCCAACCCGGTAGCTCCTCCAGGCACTCGCGTGCCAACGGAATGAGCTCTTCGCTACATGCGAAACGTTGGCTCAGTTTCGAACGAGCCGAGGCGTCTCTTCTTTTTACCTGCGTTGAGGCTCCTGGTCCAAAATAAGGACGCAGTAGCTCCATGTCAGGGACGTCTCCAAGTATACGGGCGATCTTTCTAGTGGCTCGGGCGAGAACCCGCTCCACCACAGGGAAGAATGTAACTCCCCCGTCGCTTCGCAACCTGAAGAAGTCATTGACCGAGCGGCATCTTTCCTCGCTGACGAGAAAGGACGTGAACGCCACGCGCTCGCGGTCTACACCTATATCCAAGTCTTCGCGCTTCTGAAAGAAGGCTAAGGCTTGGCGCAGGTGATAGAACTGATGAGCCGTAAGGCATTCGTGGTCCACGTCGTTGAGACACAGCCAAGACAGATCAAGCAGCTCCAAACGAGCAGCAATTTCGGTCTTTGCGTGGCAGGCAGGTACCTGCGAAAGGTGCTTTTGAGCCAGGACACGAACGATGTGATTCGTTCCATCTGACGACACCTGGTCTGTCCACCGAGTAATAGTACTCATAGGTGAATCCTTAAGAAAGGAAATTAGCAGACATTCTGGGTCAGGTCTCGCGACCTACCCGGCATTGCGCCGAGAATCCCAGTAGCCGGTTAGGCTACAGGAATGATCCAGTGGAAGAGCGAACCGCCGGGGCCACCACCTTCAGTGAAAGTGGTGGACGCGCCGTTGCCCCGAAGAATGTTCGTGAGGATCCCCACCGCGTTCATGCGATCTTGAGTGGTCGCACGCGGTGAAAAGAATCCAGAACATTCAATGGTGACATTGTGTGCCACCTTCGGAGCCGCGCTGTAACCAGCGGAGTTGCTCCCCGTCACGACCTCCTGGATAGGAATCGTGACACGCAGGCGCGGCAGACGCGTGCCCGCCTTGGAGCGGGACAACCACATCTCGGCCACGATCTGTGCATACTCGGGAACGTTCGCCACGTTCTCGCGCCATTGGGCGTAGGCGAGTCCGTCTTTATTGGACGCGCCCACAGCCTTCAGGACGTGACTGACCGGGGTCACCCCCAGTGCAGCTGAGTCATACACAGTAATGTCGGCGATAGCAGACATAGAGACTCCTAGTTAACCTCTTGATAGAGGCCGACCCGACGGATTCGGGCCGCTACCTTCGAGATGGTGAAACACCACCAGAGAAGGCGTTAACAAGTAGCGCAACGGCATTAGCCGCACGCTTCCAAGATGGCCACTCCCCAAGTGGTTTAACTTGGGGCAGCCCGACGCTCGGTAACTCAGAGTACACCAGACGAGTCTGGTTGACCTCTGAGGCCGAAACGAACTCCCCTGAGATTTGATAATCTGAGAGGAAGTCCTGGCCAGCGTCGTGGCGCTTTATCGTCTCCGTGACAATAAACGTACCTTTCAAGGCCGACGGCAATTG